CCCAGAAAATACCTAATCAACCCACTACACAAATCATTAAACGACGCCAGAAAGGGAAAATATCGGTCGCAACATAAAACCTGTAAGACTTGCCACACCACCTACGCCGACCCAGGACACTACTTCCCCGTAAGACGCGGACGACTCTGGGCTCACTGCTCTCAATGCGTCACCAACAAAAACCAAGAAAAGGTCGACCGAAAAATCAAAGAAGCCTGGGAAGCAGGCATCCAGTGGGCTATCTGCCAGAACATCGTTGCCGAAGACTAGAACTGGAATCCGTCCATCAAAATTGATTCTAGCTCAGTAGCAGACACAGTATGCTTGATGTGATCGTTGATGAGATATTCAATTTGGGTCATTAAGTACAGCTCGATGCCATCAGCCCACTTGGCCATTTCATCGCCAATATCATCGTCACAGTGAGCCATCTTTTCGGCGCCAACAGGAATTTGGGAAACGACAATTGACTCTCCATTGAATTCTAACGTTGTGATTAGCCACGTCTCAAAATTGATGGTGTTGTACATAGATGAAAGCTCAAAGGCTTCGACGTCTAGTGTTACGTGGTTTTTTGTGATTTGTAAGCTCATGATAATCTCCAATCCATTGTGTTTGTGCGTGTTAAGTTACCAATATATCACGATCGATAAATATAACACAAGCGATAAACGTAGAAAAAGTGCGATTGTGATATTAAAATACGTTGTAGTGTGTTACAACGACGGGTTAAAAATGTTTTGCCGGCTGACGCTGGATCGTAGAGGCATATTGTGGACTGTGAGTACGTTGCGGAAATTGATGACATTGGGATGCGGGTGGTGATACCGGGAGTCCCTATTGGTCAGCCGCGGCCTAGACTTGGTAGGGGCATGGTCTATGATCCCGATGGTCACGCGAAAAAGGTCATCCGCGGTCACATCGAGGATATTAAAAGTTGGGCAGAGCCTTATCAGGGTCCTGTTTCAGTCGTGGTAACATTTGAGATCCCTCCGCCAAAGTCGGCCTCAAAGAAGAGGATGCGCGATCTGTTTGACGGCCGCCATACCTCTAAGCCCGACATCGATAACATGGCCAAGCGCGTGTTGGACATCCTAAATGGGATTGCTTACGTTGACGATAATCAGGTCTACATACTGCTTGCAACGAAGAAATACTCTCCCATCGGACGTACCGTTGTGACAATAACCGAAGACGGTGCAAATGAAAAAGCGCCCATGCCCGAAAGCATAAGCGCTAATGTCGGCACACGCTAATGACCGACATGGAGGAGAGGCTTGCCGAAAGCACGCGATTAACGTGCCCAGAACATGCCGACGAAAGAGTATCACGATTGTTATATAATACGCAACGCAATCATGAGTGCTAAGCCACTAACGGAGACTTGATGACGACGCCAACGCATTACGACAGACCAATACAGCCCATTGATCTCATTGAGGCGTGGGACCTTAACTTCCGCCTTGGCAACGTGATTAAGTACGCGTGTCGTGCTGGCCACAAAAATGATCGACTCGAGGACCTGCAGAAAGCGCAGTGGTATTTGCAGCGCGAGATTGACAAAGAGGTCGTCAGGGTTGCGGCAGAATCCGGCAGGGATATCGGCTACAAACGCGAACAACTTAGCTTTGACTAACGGAGTAAGACGATGCTAGAGAATGAAATCCTCGTACTGATTGACGAGGCCGCAGACAAAATCTCCCAGTGGTCAAACACCATAGGGATCATGTACAACCACTGGCCTGACAGGGATGTGTTACGCCGCCTATGGATCGAAACCGACGATCTCTATGAACGCCTAGACAAAAAATTGACGAAATATCACGAGAATATGTAGCCATGACAGAAATTATCGACGATTTAGAATTTAGCATTGAAAACGCACCGGCTCTTGGAATCCCTGGGATGTCAGCGGAAAGACGCGACGAGTTAGTGGCCGTAATCCAGGCGCACATCGAAAGCGACGTGGCTCAAACCTACGAGGACTTGGCGATGGTCTATCTTGATTATGGAATGAAGATGGCGGAATGCCATCAGAAGGCTGCTGACCTTCTAGAAAATAGCGGCGTAGACTGGTCCCCTGAGATTTTGGGAGCCGTCACGATGTTGCGGGATTGCTGGGAAGGATACAGCCAATGAATTGGATGCACTGCACCTGTTGTCAGCGGTTGGTTTCGACCAACAATACAGGTATCTGCATGAGCTGCATGATGGGACGCGGCAATGTCCCCGGAGAGGACGCATGGAAGCCTGAGCCTCCCAAGCCATTGAGTGAGGCCGAGAAGTTGATGGCCGAAAAGGCTCGCCTGGAAGCGGAATTACAAAGCATGGAAGTCCCAGAAGACATGGGAAACAGAAGACGGAGAAGAAGAAAATGATCGAAGTGATTAGGTGGACTCCGGTAGACCGCGGATCTCTTGTGGGATACGCAGACCTTTACGTCGAAAAGATGGGTCTTGAGATTTACGGATGCTCACTGCTCGAGAAGAACGGATCCAAGTGGCTAAATATGCCATCGAAGGAATACACGAACGCTCAGGGCGAAAAGAAATACTCGTCAGTAGTAAGATTCCGGTCAAAGGAACATGCGGAAGCGTTCGAAAAGGCGGCTAGGCTTGCTATTGGCGAGAAGATCGCTGAGCTAGAGGCTGAACTGCTAAAGAATAGCCATGGCGCTAGCGAATATGCCCCTGAACTTGAAGAAGGACTTCCATTCTGATGGCTAAAGAGATCATTCCCCCGACGCAAAAGACTAATAAGCCCAAGACGGCCCCGTTTAACACGGATCGTACGGGTTTTACGGACAGAACTGTTCCTTCCGAGCTACCGAAAGGCAAGAAGTCCAAGAAGAAAGGACCAAACACATCAATTTTCCGCGAGGTTCGCTAATGTTTAAGATTACATTCCATTATCATGACGATAAGGTCTGCGATTTCGAAGTCAAGTTCAGCAAAGCAAGTGAATTTTTTGCAGAATTATCCAAAAAGAATGTATATTTCGATTTTGAATCGAATGTCGGCTTTTGGACAGACTTAAACTCCGTGCGTTACATCACCCTAAAGCGGGATCCAAACGGTGAGCAGTCATCGACAATCCCTGTAACTGATGGCGTGGTGTGTCCGTGCGATGTGCCAGTTGTCGAGCCGGAAGTACTATAGTCTGCTCGCCGAGACCGTACGACCGCCGCAGGGCGACCCGCTCAAAGGGTAGATTTCCCCGTGAGGATAAACTCCTCCGTGATTCCGGCACACCGTGACGCTAACAAGCGAGTGCCGATTTTTACCCACGAGGATTGGATGAGCTTACCGAAGATTATTACCGTGTGCATCAAAGGCGACGACACAACCTATAAAAAGAAGTCTCTTGTCTATGAGTCCTTCTCATTAGACTTTTCGGACCCGGTTTTAGCATCATTGATCGCCGAAGCAAAGCTAGAGTTCAAAGGCGAGATCGAAGAGGTCAGCATTAGATTATCCATGGTGATCGAGTGAGCGGAGACCAACCCAGATGGCCACCAAATGGCAACATCGATTGGAAGTATGTAGACGAGCTCTTGCAGGCACACTCTTCGGCGCGTCAGGTTGCGGCTCAGTTAGGCTGTTCCACTAGCATACTCTATACAAGGTGCGAGAGAGACCACGGGATGTCGTGGGGAGAGTATGTCAACCGCATGCGCGAGTATGGAAAATCAAACATCCGTCTTAGGCAGTACCGAGCAGCCATGAAAGGAAGCGAGAAAATGCTATTGCATTTGGGCAAGCATTGGCTAGACCAGCATGACAAAAAAGAAGCGGAATCTGCTCCGATTCCAGCCGTCAATGTCGTGTATTATGGGACGCCGTCTCATGAAAAGCCTCAGGAAATTAGCAATCAACCTCAAACACTGCCAGAAGATAGGTACTGCGAATTTTGATCACACTACCCGACTTCATTCCACGCGATTACCAACTACCATTCCTGCGCGCAATGGACGATGGCTGTAAAAGAGCCGTGCTGATATGGCATAGGCGAGCGGGAAAGGAAATCGCTTGCTGGAACTGGCTTATCAAAGAGGCATACGCCGGACGAAAGGGAACTTACGTCTACTTCTTCCCTACCAGTACCCTCGGCAGGAGGATTCTTTGGGACGGAGCCAACAAAGACGGCAAACGCTTTCTCCATTACATCCCGCAGGAAATTATTGATGGGACGCCCAACAGCGTCGAGATGAAAGTGAGGCTCAAGAATGGATCAATTATCCAGATCATGGGGACTGACCAAATCATTAACGTCGGTATCAACCCCATTGGGTGTGTTTTTTCCGAGTTCTCGTTACAGGATCCTGCCACATGGGCTTTCACTCGTCCGATTTTGCGGGAGAATGGTGGCTGGGCGATCTTCAACTTCACTCCTCGAGGTCGTAACCACGCTTATGATCTATACCTTATGGCCAAAAACAACCCTGATTGGTTTGTGTCTAAGCTCGGTATCGACGCCACGGACGTATTGGACGAAACGGACATGGATGCCGAAAGAGATGAGGGAATGTCTGAGCATCTTATTCAGCAGGAGTATTACT